AGATCCTGATACTAAATTATAAACTTTACCAGCTGTAGTTACAGATGCAGGATTAGATTTTGAATCGTCTATTAGTCTTAAATACTTACCATTTCCGGCTAATCTTACATTTGAACCAGTATGAGTAGCATTACTTCCAGGACCTGCTATAAATTGAGAACCAGATAAATGAGCTAAATTAATCTCTAAAGTGCCTACATCTAAGGATTCTCTCAATCTAGCTCTATTTACATTAATAACATAGATACTATCAGAAGTTTTTCCGTTAATTATAAACTTTCTCTCTCCGGGATCTAAGCACAATTGTTTATATTGTCCATAAATAGCTCTAGTTGGCGTATCATTTATTTGACCACCTTCATCAGCCGACCCGGAACCATTGTATTGACCATAAGCAATACTAAATTGGGCTTCTGAACCTAATGCGTTTGAAGAGCTATTAAATATTTCGTAATAATACCTCTTTTGTGTGGCCGTTTGTCCGGAAGATGTAAAAAAGGTAGTTAGATTACCGTCATTATTAGAAAACAAGGCTCTAGTAATTACTTCCTCTTGGTTAGGTACAATATCGGCTGTATTGAATGTAGTAAATATATCTGTGTTTGCCATTTTTTAATTTATTATTTATTCAGTTATACCAGCTCCAGGAGTTGTTCCTGTAGTAATTCTATTCACTGTTATGCTAATTGATACTCTACCTCCTGTTTCATTTCCTACAATTGATAACGTAGCTTTTCTTTGATTTAAAGTAGAACCTTTTGCTTTTAATGTGAAAGCCAATCCTGTAACACTTATCGCTTGTGCTGCTTCTGTATCTGTGATAATTCGTGGAGTAGATGGAGCTACATCTTGACCATTATTTTGAGCAGGAGTTCTAGTAACACCGACAAAAGAAGCTACATCGCTATCAGATAAAGTTGCAGTATATCCAAAAGTAGTATTTCCGCCTTCAAAATTTATAGTTCTTGGAGAGATTGTAATTTCTTCTCCGTTAGTTAAAGTTACTGCTGTTTGACCTACAGATATAATAGGTATTCTAACAGTTCTTTTAGGTAATGTAACTAACTTATACTTCATCATTTGAGTTTCATCCACTACAGCTTCGGTTAGTGGCATGTTCTCTAATGTAATGCCATAATATGCTGTGCCTAGTGGGTGGTCCGTATTCCACAATGAATAATCGATTTCATCATCAGCTAATGCAAAATGTGTAATTTGAAACTCATTTCTTCCTCTTGCAAGTAATTCCCGTCCTCTACGGGTTAAAATAGCATCTACTGTTATTTGGTTATTATTTAGGTATCCCATTTTGTTTGTTTTATAATAAATACTTTGAAATATAATATTTTAAACTATTATTTGATTTGCACTAACTTCCCTGTATTCTATTACCGGCCCACCATCAATTGTATCTGTTGTATCTACATTAAAGTCTAATCCAGTTAACTTACATCCAGTAAATCTAAGCCTATTAGAAACAGAATCTTCGACATATTGGTAATTAGTAGGCGCTAGAGAAGATGAGTAATAATTTTGAGTGTTTATCAATGTTGCTAAATTTAAATTTTTTTGATATTGTGATGAATAATTTACGGCGGTGCTAGATGAATAATGATATACTACTTTTTTATATTTTAAATTAGTCCTTTCAGATTGTATAATAGATTGAGTAACATATGAACTATTTCTATAAATGTTTCCAGCATCATTTATTACATATTGATTTTTATATAAATATTCTTTTAGCTGTAATTTAGTTAATGTAGAATTGAAATTATGGAAACTAGATGATAAAACATAATTGTATGAATTATTAGCATTATAAAAATTATTGATATTAAAATTAGTAACTTTTCCCACTATATCTTCTATCTTATAAAATGAGGAATCCAATTTAAAATCATTAGATATTACATTTGTATTTCCATCATAAAAATTAATCTTTCTTCTATTTAATGTTCTATTCTTATATGTTCCATTTCTTTTAAATCTATATGCAATGTTTTCTTCTGTAGATCCACTTACATGTAACACATTTCCTATAAACGATGCATGTCTATTTAAAGTTGCATTTGATTCATTTAATTTTCTTTCATCATCAAAATAGTATAAAGATTCCATGTTTGATGTAATATCATTTTCTTCATTTGTATTAAGTAGATTTATATTACCTTTTACATGTTCTAATGTTCCTATATCTGAAATAGAGTATATGTTTGACATGTCTCTATTTATTTCTGAGATGTCTATTAGATTTTCATATTTGTATAAGTAAGTTTCCCCGCCGAATTCATACAAATTGCCTTTTTGATTTACTTTATGAGAATCTAAATCCGAAAATATTAAAGAATAATCTCCATAATAATTTAATGTCGATGTTATTTTTTCATGTTTAAAATCTGGGGTAATAGCAATAGGTAATTCTGATTTATATTTCCTGTACTCTAATTCTAAATCAGGAGGCATTTCCGTACTTGTGCTATATTTTATTTGTTCAAAATCCGGTACTATATCAAATTCTAAAGATGATGTATATTTTTTGTGTGATATTTCAACCGGAGGAGCATAGCTTATAGAACCTGTGTATAAAATATATTCTCCTACCTGACTATCCGTTTTTATAATTGTTTTCTCATATTGTGGATTAGTTAAAGATGGATTTTTTCTAGCAACTTTAGCTCTCTCTAATACATTCTCTTCCAATAAGATTCCCGCTATAAGATTTGACCTAGCTGGAACTAATTGTTTTATCTGTTCAAATATAGAATAATCATACAACGAAAATATTTCTATGTACTTATTGTAATTATTCCTATCTTTATATTTTTTCCAATAATTTTCTCTGTTTAACCTAAGATTATTGTACTCATCTCTGTATAAATCTGAAGGGTCTCCAATTAAATTATCTAAATCTATTCCTCCATATTGATTTGCTATATCTCTATTTACTTGATCTGTAGGGCTAAATACTACAGCTAATTTATTTGAATCTACAGGGTCTGTATCAAACGTATTTATTTGAACTCTTTTCTCTGACGATAATTGATTTGTATAAAAAGATTCTTCTATTCTTATTTTATCGCTTTTAACAATACTTGCACCAATAGAAGGGGAGTAACTATAATAAATTTCTGAGTACGGCTTATATTGATTTTCCTGAGAGCCTGAAAAACCTATAAAACTAGCAGTAGTATATTGTGATTTTACTCTATTCGGATGACTTGATGATACAAATCTATATGTAGAGTGGTCATATCTAAGAGCATCTACGCCCATTGGATAAAACCTATTTAACGTATCAAAAGAAGATGTATAAGAAGAACCATGGTATGCAGCTGGATTAAGTGTGTGTTCTTCAAATATTTTTTCAGAGTATATGTCGTTATAATCTTTATATGCTTGTAAAAATCCTTTATACCTACTAGAATTTACTCCTGCAAATTGACTTCCTGTAGAACCTCCTAATATTATATTGTGAGGTGTTGATAAAGAGCTAGTAGATCCCCAAGTAAATGATATATCAGCGGACGAAGTCACAATCATAGATCCACTAAAACTAATCCAATTCTCAAAATCACCACTAGATTTTTTCCATTCTATGTGTATAGAACCTGTTTTTTTGGTATTCGATATATTTCTATCTGTATATACTCGAACATTCCAAGCATCTCCATCAAAAAACGGATAATATTTAGATTGTATTGTCTTTATTGTGAAAGAAGATGTTGAATTTGAAGTACTTTGAGCACTTCTATATCTTAAATATCCATAAGCATAACTGCCACTTCTTGACGAAGTAGAAAAAGCTCTGTAACTTATTAATTCTAAATTATTATATACTTTGTTACTATTTTTAGAATCTTCCATAGACCATAAACTCATACTAAGACTAGATGAATTTGTTGTCCTAAATCTAAATTCCGATACACGAGGTGCAGAAACCTGATTTTCATTTGGAGGAATTGATTGTCCCCACGGAATTTTTACAAATTGATTACCATCAAATTTTAGTAAATATTGGTATCTATAACTTTTATGTGTTGGGTTATATTTTGGAGGTCTTGCTCCACCGTATTCCTTTATGCTAATTAATGTCTGAGGTATTCCATATATAGACAATAGCGTTTTTAAACTACGTTCTGTACCCTTTGTTTTTAAAAGGGTCGGTATGTTATTTACTATCCTTCTCCAAATCTGATGAGTAAGATATTCATGGGCCTGAGAAGCTAAAGTACCAGTTTCTAAAAAACTTCCTGTATTATCAGTACCTAGTTTATACAACCAAAGATTACTTAATTGATATCCATTATTTACTTCCCATCCTAATGATTTTGCATAAGTTTTTAAAAGCTCGTTAGGAATTCCTCTTTTTGGGTGTTCATCTCTTCTGTGAATGGAGGTTAGTTCCTTAGTAAAAGCATATAAATTATCAAAGTGTTGTCCTATCATGTCAAGGAAAACAAAATATTCAGAGTTGTCAGGATTATTTACGATATGTCCCGGAGTAGCTTCGTATAAGGTATTGTAATTTCTACTATCAAATCTACTAGCTTTTGATAAAGAAGATGAGTACCAATAGTTATATGCGGAAGATGTAATATGATAATTATAATACTTATTATTTGTTATATACTTAGGAGCTGGAGTAATGCTTCCGGTTATATCATAAGAAAAAACACTACCAGAAGAATAATATAAGTAGCTCTCAAATTCATCAAAACTATTTTTAACCTGATATGACCTTTTTATTATTTTATTATGGTCAGCAATACCAAATAAACTTCCGGAATTATTACTATTTTTTATTGCATTGCTTTGACTGTTGTAGAATTCTATTAATTGTAATTTGTAATTGTAGTTCTTTAGCCTTTCCTGGGCTGATCCATAAAATACAAAATTAGAAAAATTAGAATAGTCTATATTTAAAGGAACAGAAGCAGAAGATGATATAACTCTATTAATTATAGTGTTAGCTGTTTCATATTTTGAATCTAATAAAGTATTCCAATAATGATAAATATTTTCATCTTTTGAAGGTAATAAACTATTCCATGTACTATAATTAGTAGATTCTCCGCTAGTTGTATTTATCGAATAATTTGGAGTTAAAGTTCTAGGTTCACTAACTACTTCAGGAGATGTAACAGTAAATGAATCAAAATAATCCTCTGCAACTTTATAACATATATGAAGTAAATTTCCTGTCTTTAAATTTTCTACAGGATTAAATAATTTAACATAAATTACATATTCATTTTCACAATCTACTTTTATGTTTAAAATTGAATAAATTTTATTTTCTCCTAAATTTATTACAATATTATTAATAAATCCTAATGTCCTTAAATAAGATGCTTTTTCTTTAAATATTTCTAATTTATTTATTATATTAGGATTGTTTTTTAAGTAATTAGGTCTTATCGCTAATTTTAATTCTAACTCATCCGGACTTATCTCTTGAATATAAAAGTATTGATTATCTATATCACCAAAAATATTATACAAAAAATTAAAACATAACTTATAGGTTCCTTCAAATATTTCAGAATCAAAAAATAACTTACATACATCAAAATTTATATCATCATAAGTAGAATCAAAATCATTTCTTACATTATAAGCAGATTTAACTAAATCATAGTTTGTATTATAAATGTGAGAATCTATTGAAAATGGATTTTTTATATCATCCACTATTCCTTTTGATATATCTAAACTCATAAATGGTTCATAATCAAATGATACTCCTTCAATTAATGATGATGAATCCTTTATTTTATCTTTATTTATGAATCTATCTATCATATTTGATTATTGAATTGATTTTGATTATTTACAATATTTGAATAATTTGCAAACTCTATAGTATTACCGGGAATCCCAGAACCGTAAACTCTATCTCCTGTTCTGTCAGACCCGCCGGTTCCTCCTGTATCTCCTCCTCCTGTACTTCCACCTGTTCCCCCACCGGTATTACCTCCTGTTCCATTACCACCACCAGTATTACCTCCTGTTGTAGAACATTCTAAATTGCCTATTTCTATACTAACGCTAGTTACTTTTCTACTTCCTAATTCTGTTTCCTTGATAGTCATTGTGCCACCTCTATATTGATAAGTTTTATAGGAAGTTAGACCTGTAGTTAGTGTTGCTATTTGATTTATTATATCTATTTTTTGATATGTATAAATAACTTCTCCTTGTCCGTCACATGGATGTAACGCATATATAGTTACATCTTTTCCACCAGAAGGTCCAGAACCACCACCGGATCCAGGACAAGTAGTTACCCCTCCCATTTTTGTAAGTGATGTAAATAAAGTAATTACATCAACTGTCTTTAAAAATTCAGGATTTGATCCGTCCCAATAATATAAACCCTGATTACTAATATTGAAATATATTTGATTTCTTAATGGCTCAACAGAAGTATAGCCAGGACCTTTACTAGGATCACAAGAATAAACTTTCCAATATCTATTACCTGCTCCGGTACCAGTACCTGTTCCTGTGCCTACATTTATTGTAGTAGTGGTACTTGTGGTAGAAGTAGTACTTGTAGTAGAAGTAGTACTTGTAGTATTTCCGGTACCTACATTTATTGTAGTTGTGCTTGTAGTAGATGTAGTACTTGTATTATCTTTTGGACATTCAGGACAAATAGAATTAGTTCCGGATGCTCCAGTTGGTCCAGCAGGTCCTTGAGGGCCTAGCCCGCCAGGTTGACCATTCTGTCCAGGTTGTCCATTTTGCCCACTTGGTCCTGTTGGTCCTGTGTTCCCGGGCTGTCCACTTGGTCCAATAGGTCCAGTAAGTCCAATAGGTCCACTTGGTCCAATCGGACCGGCAGGTCCGGGCTGCCCATCTCTTCCATCTCTTCCATCCTTTCCAGCAGGTCCAGGTAATCCACCACCACCAATCACATTTAAGCCATCTTTACCGTCTTTACCAGGTCTTCCTTCCGAGCCACTAACAATAATAACGAAAGGTTCGGCCGGAATATTATTGATAATAGTAGATGGAATGTTATTTATAATTGGAACAACAGGATCAATTATATTTCTTACTTTTTTCCTAACAGCAGGTGTCCATGATGAAGATAAGTCAACACAATTTCCATTATTGTTAGTGTTTATAAAATAGTAAGTATATCCTTCTAATGGTCTTGCTCCAACTTCTGCAATTTTAACAAAAGTTCCTAATGGATAAGTAGATAATTCCGAGAAATCCACTTTTTCTATGGATATTACATCGTTATATGTTTTATTTCTTTCAAACATCATAACTTCCAATGTCTCATTATTTGGAATAAGACATACAGAAATATCAGTCAATGCTTGTTCATTAGCTCCAATAAAATAATTAAAATTTGCATCGATTAATTTAGATATAACAAAGTCAGAAACAATTACTTTTTCAGGTCTAACAAAATAATAACCAGGATCTACAGATAAACTTGTTCCTTGTAATTTATAGCTTATAGGAACGTATTTTATGCCTTTAAGATTTACTTTTAGTTTTGGTTTGTTTGCTTTACTTATATCTTCGGCAGAGTATTTATTTTTATTCTGTCCTTCTACTTCCGGAATTCTTTCATTTATTGTTCCAAATATTACTTTTTCTACATTTCCCTCATATCTTCTAATAATCTTATAATTTATGTAATCATCATTTGAGTTAGATGTCGATATACTATTTTTCGGGACGGGAATAGATAATTCTAATTTATTATTTACATCTAATGCATCTCCAATTTTTATTAATTCTTTAGATTCTGATGTAGTAAATCTTCCAGACATGTATTTTCCATACTCATCTACATGATACTGACCTTTATAGATGTCTCCATTTAAATAAGTAAACTCACCTGTAGATAAATTAGGACCTGTTCTTCTATTATTAGGGTCAGATAATCTATGCATGTCTTTCTTTTCCTCCACTATTTACTAACTTTAAAATATATAGAATCATCAATTGTTTTTTCAATGTCTCCTCCATCCATTTTCACTTTAATTAGAACTTTATAATATCGATTTGGAAGAAATGTATTAAAATCTACTTTAAAATAATTTCCTTTATTATCACAGCTTATTACATTATTATCATCAAATGGAACAACATACATAGATGTTTGTTCATCTTGTATAGCATAGTAAGAAGATGTTGGTAATCTTTTACTTGACATGTAATTAGATGACGTAGAATATGTTTTAACTGGAATTCTATCTCTTACTAAGAATCTAAATTTTGTTTTATCTGTTGGGTAGTAAGATGCTTTTTTATTTTTGAAATGTATGATGAAGTCTTCATTTGGTACTTGAGTAAATGAAGATGTTCCTGAGAAGTCTGCATCATTCCATACGATGTCTAATCTTGGGATGAATATAGTGTGAGTTTCCCTGCCGAAAAATTTGATAGAGCCCATTTCTTCGGAGCTCTTTTCATCATTATCACTTCTCTTTATTATAAGACCGTTATTTTGGATAGAACCTGAAATCCATTTATGAACAATATTAGTTATGTCCATTCTAATATCAGGACTTTCTTGGTCAAAGGATTGAGATGCGACATATCCACTTTGATAATACCAATTACCACCTCCTTTCTGAGTAACATAAGAACCTGTAGTCCCTGCAACAAAAGATCCGGTAGCCCATTTTTTACCTGTCATATTAAAATAACCATCTCTATAAGTCCAAGATACGCCTTCTTTTATGTAAGGTGCGGAAATAAAATATCCTTTTCCTTGATTCCATGATTGACTTACTGGATAAGCATACAAAGAATAAGACAAAGATAAATTTTCTGCTTGTGCGGAGAATAAGTTTAGATAGTATTTACTAGATTTTTTTACAGTGCCGTTTTGGATTAATTTATTTATTTCGGCAGTATCTAATTGTAATAATATCCTAGAATTGTAGTTATAATCCCAATAAATATTATCGGCATCCGTTGTCTTTGCTGTTATTTTTTCCAACTCAATTATTTGATCCAGACCTGTATTCATATCAGGTTTTCTCTCGTAAATAGTTGCGTCTCTTGTTGGATATACTGAATATTGCATTTTATGATAGATTTACTACTCTTCCTAATATATCTTTATTTTTAAACTTAACTTCAAAAATAGATGGGTCTAAAGCAGGATATAAAATATTATTTCTAGTTGCCGTTTTTATGTCGTAATAATTTCCTGAATATCCTTCATCTTCTTTGTATTTATTGTGTATGTCAAAATTTAATATATTTTTTACTCCCGGGACATCCTTAATTAAACACATAACTTCACTTATATAAATAGGCTGTCCTATCTGCATTTTGTCATTAGAAAAATAATCTCTAAGATTTGATAAACATTGCAAAAGAACTTCATTTGAATTATATGTAGGAGATGTTAATATTTCAAAACTTATTGCTAGATTGATAATAAAAGCATCTCTGATATTTATAGCATCAGTTAGCATTCTATATTGAAGTAAATAATTTTTAAGATTCATTTTTACTGCCATGTTTAAAGGAGTAAAATTCTTATTATTATCGTATCCTAGTAAATATAAATTTAAAGATAATGGATTTGGAACAAAATCAAATGTTCCATAAGCTCTAGTTTGCGCATCTCTTTCAATATGAGATTTAGCGATTGCTCCAAATTTAGGTGGCATGGTATAACATCTTACCATATAATCATCCTTTGTCACCGCTCGATTTTGGGATGCAAAGTGATTTATAGCCTCTTCTCTTAAAACTTCTATTGGCTTATCTGATATACCACCTCTAGCTGGTTCCGGATTATTTATAGCAAGAGATCCTATAGCTGCATTATATAATGTCGAATCTAATGCACCTAAAGGAGTGAGTATGTTTATTGATGATATGGTAGTTATAGAATTAGCAGGAACATTGTCTGGAATTCCTCCTCCTATTGTGTATCTAACAGTTAAAGTAGTATTTGATGGTGCGCTACCATAAGTCTTTGTGTATAAGAAATTTTCCGGGGATATACTTAAATCCACAATTCTTTCAAAATAATTTAAACCAGAGCCTACATTAAAAGGATTTGGTACGATTTCCTCATCTACTTCGCTACTAACTCCTCCTCCAAATTGTATTTCAGTTCTATCATCTAATCTAAGTCTAGTAACAAATCTTTTTTCGGTTTGTAAATACGTCAACAAATAAGGAGCGGAATCTCTATATTGGGATAAATTTTGGTCATTATGTGGCAAATTCTGAACAGGGATAGGTATTGTATCTTGAGCTAAATAAGGAACCTCATACCACTTATTTCCATCTGAATCCGTTATACTAAGTATTTCTAACACATTCGTTTCTGGTAAAGTTATTTTATCGTATGGTTTAGGTGTAGCAAAAGTATATTCTCGAGATATGATAGTTCCGGAAACAGCTTTTGCCTTTTTTCTAAACAAGTAATTTTCAACTTCACCTGTATTGTCTATAGAATATACAGATATTTCAGTAGGGTCTAGAGAAGAACTGTATCTAAAATCAATAGGGTCTGTAACTCTAAAAGTTATAGAATCATCACTAGTAGCTATTAAATTAGCATCTATAGCCAATGCGTATTTAAAGTCAGGTTTATTATTAGGACCAGTTCCGGTAGCTGGGACTATTTGATATAAATCTAAATCTACTGATGCTCCTGTTATGAGAGAAGGTTTAAAACCTAAAGAATTAGCAATATTATATAAATTGATTTTCTCTTGTACAGTAGATAAAAGAGATTCTCTTAGTTGTATATCAGTGTAAAAAGATAAAACATCTCCAACATAGGATGCAAGTTCAATAAACATCATACCTGGAGATGCTTCATTGAAATCATTATATGTATCAGGAAAATAATTTTTAGAGAAATCTATAAGAGATTGTCTAAATTCTCCAAAATCTTTATTTACATATTTTACATCCTTACTAATTAAATTACTTCTTTTACTCATTATTATAGTATTTGAGCTGCCAAATCATTATTGGAATTATATATTATTATTGTTCGATTAGCACCTCTTTCTGTTACAGAAAAATTTATTCTAACATTAACGGAGTTCTCTGCTTCAGAATATCCGTAATTTTGATTTCCTCCTATAACAACATCTAAACTTCTAAGTACTATATAAGGTAGCCAAAAACCAATGTCTTCTTCCAATGATGTTTCTAAAAAACCTCTGTTAAAAGAGCTATTTTGTTCAAATACAAAATCTCTTAAGATAGTTCCAAAAGTAGGATGCATATATCTTTCTCCTTTTCTAGTCATTAGTAAGTTTATTAAATTACTAATTGCTTGATCTTCGGTTGTATAAGACAATTGAAAAGCACCTACATCCCTAGCAGGTTTTTTATTATAAGCTTCTAAGGGGCTTTTTACATAAGTATTTCGATTAAAAGGAAGTAGTATGCCTACTGCTTTATCTAATTTTACATCAGGTGGATACGCCTTATATACTATTCTAGCCATTATTTTATTTTTTCTGCTTTCTTAAGTACAGGAGTATAATTTCTAGAAAGTAGCTTATTCATTAAATTACCGCCTTCTGAGGATGGTAATACTACTTTTCCATCCATATCAATAACAGGTTCATTTATGTAAGAATTTGCCACACTTGTATTTTCAGTAGTAACAGAAGGACCATAATCCATTTCGGAACTATTGAAAGGAGAAGTACCAGAAAGTAATGAATCTAAAGAACCATAAGATTTTTGTTTATTAGTTCCGTTTGTATATATAGGAGTTGTAATTTTATTAGAATTTATAGGAGTATTGATATTATTTGATGATATTTTATTAAATTCTTCTCTAATAATAGATTTTACTTCTTTTTTTAATTCTTGGGATATCTCTTTTATTAATAATTTTATAAGTGAGTTCTTATCCATGTTTATAATAAATATTTATTTTGTTACTAATTTAAAAAATTAACTTCAACTATTTTATTC